GGAGAAAATTCTCCCTTCCATGTATCAGAAAAAACTCCCTTCAGTACCATGGGAAATTCTCCCTTCTACCTATTGAAAAATTCTTTCTTCCAAACTTGAGAAAAAAGTGCTTGACATTTGCATTTGCCCGCGTAGCGCCATCGTCATAAGATATAGGCGCTGGTTGTCGATGCCCGCCATTTTCATTTTACGTTTAATTACATAATGCTCGTCCTCGTTCACGCGGAATGTCAGCGCGATGGGTCGTAATAAATTCTGTTTCATAATGGTGAATACCTCCTTGATTTTTGATTATTTGGACACTAAAAAACCGCCTGCAATCGTTATGATTACAGGCGGCTATGTGATTACCGCTTCACGCGGCGGGTTTAGGTTGTGGTTGCGCTGTTTCCGGTGTTGGTACGGGTGATGATTTTTCTGCGGCAATGCGTTTTTCTTTGTTTTTTCGACGCCACTCACGATTATACTCGCGTTTTTGTGCGGCTTTCGCTTCTTGAACCTCCGGTGGCTCTGCGAGCAGTTTTTCTTTGGCTCTGTAGTAAATCTCTCGCCATTGTTTCCGGCGATGCGCTACAAGGTCAAACGGCTCCGGCTCGGCTTGCCCCGGTATGCTGAACTTGCCGATGAAGCTGAAATAAATGTCTACATCCTGTTCGCGCCGACCGTTTGACTTATCAGCTTCGTAAACGACAATCTTTTCGATGTATTCATTCAATATCGTTCCGATAAGTTCGGGGAACTCGGTATAACGGCGCACTAAGCGGATGAATCGTTCGGCGTTGTCACTTTCGGCATCGAAAGCGGCAAGCCCCTCTTGCAACACGGTAATCTGCCGCTCCAATCCCTCTTGCTCAGTTTCGTATTCGCCGGAAAGGATTTCAAAGCGTTTTGCCGTCAACTCTCCCCTGACCTTATCCTCATAAAGCTGTTTTATCAGCGAATCCAACTCCCTGTGGCGTTTTTGAGCCTGCGCAAGCTGTCTTTGCTGAACCTTTGTCGTTTCCGCGCTCTGGATGTCGTGCAGTTCGCGTACATGGCGCACAAAGTCATCTTCGTTCTCCCGGACATACCCGGCGACGGCGCGGATAGCATCCAACGCAAGTCCCTCCAACGTTGATGTCCTTATAAAGTGATGGGTGCATTTCTTGGGGTATTTGTTGTACTGCGGGCAGCTATAGAAGTCATCCGAATCGTGCTGCGCGTCTTTGCGTATGTGATTATACAGACGACTTCCGCAGTCGGCACAGAGAACCAATCCCGTCAGCGGATTTGTTGTACCTTTGGAATTGGTGCGGCGTTTAACAGTCCGGCAACTCTGCGCGGTGTGCCATGTCTCCCGGTCTACGATGGGCGGATGCGTGTTCTCAAAGATGACCCATTTGTCTTTCGGGTTTCGGGTTTCGGACATGGTACTGGTCTTTGAAAGATGGTCTGTGCGTTCTGAAGTTCACTGTATCGCCCATATATTCGGGTTTGTCGAGGATACATTGAATTGCCGCTCCGTGCCAGTTGTACTTATCGTCCGGGAACAGAACTTCGTTGCCGTCTCTAAGCGCAATGTATGCTGAGGGACGCAAGTGGACTTTTTCATCGGTCAGCGTCCGAGCGATTTGATACGCGCCTTTACCCTCGATGGTCATTTTGAAGATGCGGCGGACATTTGCGGCGGTGGTTTCGTCTAAAAGCCATACGTTTTTATCATCGGGACTTTTATAATAACCGTATATAGCGGCGTTGGTCATGCGCTTGCCGCTGTTACCTTTGGCGTGCAGCACCGTTTTAATTTTGCGGCTCGTGTCCCTTGCGTGCCACTCACTAAAAATATTGAGAAACGGTGCAAATTCGGTGCTTTCCTGTATGTCGCTGTCGATATTGTTGCTGATGGCGGTAAACCTTACATTATGCTTGCGGAAAACGACTTCCGTATGGAATCCGACTTGTAGGTGGTCGCGTCCTAAACGGGAAAGGTCTTTCGTAATCACGCAATCCACTTTATCGGCTTCGATATCCGCTATCATGCGTTTCCAGTCGGGTCTCGAAAAATCTGTACCCGACCAGCCATCGTCAATATAGTGGACTAAGTTGGTGAATCCTTGCTTTTTTGCGTAATCCTCAAGGATTGACCGTTGGTTTTCGATGCTCAGGCTCTCGCCTGAGCGTTCGTCGTCTTTACTCAGACGTGTAACCTATTTATTGTGATGCACAAGAAAACCATGGTAAACAGCCGAACACCTAAATATACATACGATAACGATTTCAGTTATTGACAAAGCAGAGAGCAACCATGCTCTCTGCTTTCTTGTTGACATTGATTTCTGTGATATACAACGTATTATGAAAACTTATGTCGATTTACTATTTGATGTTTCATTTGTTTGACCAAATGAGGACTAATTGTAAATTGATTATAACCAATATTTATCAATTTTGTAAGTGCTTCAGGATAAATTGGTAATTGACCACCCATGCGAATCGGCTTTGACTCCGCAGCACGTTTTATATCTGAAAGGACGCTCCAAAAGTTCTCATCGTCTAATATACGCGCCATTTGTTCAGGATCGAAAACGTGCGTACGATTCATATCATAAAAAGAGTGTATCAAGTCATTAGAGCCAACAGAGAAAAAATCTACAGATTCTAACATTCTATACATTTGTTTCACTGCAGGAACATTTTCGATCATTGCGCCAAGTTTAATACGATCACTATAAGAAGGTGCGACGTCATCAATGCATTTGCGAATATAATGGATATCTTCTGCGCTTCTTACATATGGGATAAGGATTGAAATTGGATATTGCCTTCTTACTAAGTCGAAAAGACATCGTAATTGCTCTTCAAGATACGGAAGGAAAAAACGTTCAAATAATGGATGGTCATAATTACCCAACTTCACTCCACGAAGCCACTTTGGTATTTTATCATGATTTATGTCAAAAAGCCTAACAGTATAATTGCCATTTTTATTTCTATTGATTATTGTTTCCAATACCTTGCGTTGCTCGTTTTTTGTTGGATATTTGACACTATCAAAGAAAAGAAATTCCGAAAAAATTAACCCTACACCATCAGCATCAACAGATGTAAAACCAACTTCATCTTTAGACTTAACAGATGTGCGTACTTTAAACCCCTCAATATCGTTGATTTGAGAAGTATCATGCTGATGTTTGTATGATTCAATATTCCCGGAATACACAATGCTGAGAAGCGTGTCAACAGTTATCCACTCCAAGCCTCTCACGTCTTCTAAAACAGATATGGATTTACTACGAATATTATCTGCCAGACTATGTGTTTGTTCGTAGTAAGTAACATATTTCCGGCATCTGTTTTCTGGCATAAAATATAATGGTATTGAAAACATTTGCATATATGATGGAATATGAGTGAAAATAAGGTTATAATCAGAAATCGCTGCAACTGGATTTAATTTTTTTATTTCTTCAAGATATGAAAAACAACCCTCGTCAAGGATGAGGATATAATCCTGTCCATCTTGAGGAATATCGTTAATATTTGATACTGGCTTCCCTGATATATACCGATTCATTTTCAACCTCCTCTTGGGGCAGGGTCTTGGCATCTGCTTTTGAATGTGTTCTATGCAGATTCTTCCTCTGGGTAACTTTTTGAATTATTTAATATGCTATTGAAATAATGTTCATACGCAGTATATGCACTGCCACCACTTTTATTCTTTCTATATTTGAAGTGTTTAACGTCGTTGAGTTTTCCGGCTTTCGGATATGTGGACACATATACAAAATCGTCTATAAAAATTAAACGAGAGGAAAGATCCTGTTCGTGGAATTTTAATCGTATTTTTCCCTCTACTTCGCTACCATTATCCGTCAATCCTAAAGCATAGTAAAGACCGGATGTTTGTACCAGTTTTGTTCTGTACACATGATCATCTTCGCCAAGAGCCTTTCTTCGTTTTTCAATAGCATCATTATTTGTTAGGCTTGATATTATAATTGTGGCTTTTGCAGCTCCTTTTTCAAGTAATTCGTCGAGTGCCTCTCCAACTGTTTCGCCTCGCATACTCAAAATCCTAACACTCTCTGCATTCATTGCATCTTCTTTTAGTGCCTCAATTAATTTTTCTTGCCCATGGTATGTATGAGCAAGTTCTGTTTGAAATCTATCGAACCACCATCTCCGGGTAATATAGGCAAGAAATGCTGCAATAGCGGTCGCTATTAAAGAGCCTATAAAGCCATGAAGTATTGAAAAAAACCAACCCATTATGTAGCACATCCTTTTTGAAATATTCGAGCAAAAAAATTATAGAGATAAAACATATTCTACCACACTTCGCTCTTTTTCGCAATCCTAAATTGTCCCGATTTTCTTTCTCCCCAAGCATACGTCCAAGCCCTCCCAACATAGCCTTGGTAAGTGAACAAGCTCTAAGGAGGGAACACCATGCACACACGCTTCCCCCGCGAACTCGCAGCCTTGCCGCAGTGGGTGAACTGGCGGCTCGAACCGGACAAAAAGTCAGACCGCACCATGAAAATCCCCTACAACCCGCACACCGGATATAAAGCCTCCCCGTCAAACCCGAATACATGGGGGACACTGGAACAGGCACTGTTTGCTAAAGAAAAGTACCTTTCTGCCGGAATAGGCTTTGTTTTTACAGCCGAATCCGGTATAATCGGGATAGATATAGACAACTGCATCGCAGACGGCAAACCCAACGACATCGCCGCTGACATCCTCGCGCATCTGCCACCGACGTACATCGAATACTCGCCGTCCGGCAAAGGACTCCACATCTTCCTCAAGGGGAAACTGCCGTCTGGCGGCAACCGAAACAGTAAAACAGGCGTGGAGATGTATGCCAAAAGCCGCTACTTCACCATGACGGGCAAAACCTATGAAAAGTCCTCTGATTGTATTGCCGTTGGGGACGATGCAATCAAGTATATCCACGGAAAATACGTGTCCAATCAAAAGAAAACCAAGTCTCAATCAAGCTATAATCCGCTCAATCCCTTGCCGGACGAGGAGCTTCTGATTCTTGCGGAAAAGTCCAAAGACGGCACTGTTTTTTCAGAACTTTTCAAAGGGGTTTGGAAGGAAAAGTACAAATCGCAGTCCGAGGCGGACTTTTCATTCTGCCGTAAACTTGCCTTCTGGTCAGGGCGTAATGAAGCGCAGATGGATCGTTTATTCCGGCGCAGCGGACTCATGCGCGATAAATGGGACTCCCGGCATAACGCCAATGGGCAGACTTATGGTGAACAAACCGTCCAGAATGCTTGCAACATGACCGATCAAGTATATTCCCCGCCAAAGCAAAAGCGTGAGTCCGAGATATTCGAGCAGGGCGGTTGCTATTACCGCAGAAAAGGCGATAAATATTATCAAATCACCAACTTCATAGTAGAGCCCATCGAGATGGTGGTCGCGGAGGACGAAACACAACTAACCTGTGTCCTAATCACCGAAAGCGGCGAACGGTTCTCGCAAAGCCTTCTGTCAAGCGACTTTTCCACGCTCCCACGACTGAAAAATGTCCTCAATAAGAAAACAATCGCCCTGTCCTTCATGGGCGGTGAGGGGGACTTGGAACTCTTCAAAATCTACATCTATCAGCTAAATTGGGTGAAAAAGACAGGCAAAAGGGCGATGGGTATTTTTTCAAGGGACAAAAAACTAGTCTTTGTCGATACCAACGGCGCAGTCGGTGTCGGCGGCGTTAGGGTCACCGATATGGTACAAATGGAGCGGTTTCAGATTGCGGAGAGCAGCATCCTCAAAGCGGACTTCATCAGCGCAGACGGACTCCGGCAGTTAGGTGAGCATCTTTTTTCCTATAACGAACCCGCAAAGACCATCCCTGTGCTGGCATGGTCGGCAGCCTGTTTTATCAAGCCGCACCTCAAGCGATATGAGATAAAATTCCCGCATATCTTCCTCATCGGTGAGCAAGGCAGCGGCAAGTCAAGTACGGCAGAGCGCGTGATCAATCCGATATTTTCCCGCAGACGGATGCCCGCTGCTTCTCAGGTGACCGGGTTTTCGCTGATGAAGGAGTCGGCGTCCACGAATGTCATACCGCAAGCGATAGATGAACATAAACCGAGCAAGCTGAATCGGCAGCAGATTATATGGCTGCTCAATCACTTCCGTGATGTTTACGACGGTCACGAAGGCTTGCGCGGCAGGGCGGATCAGTCGGTTGTCACCTATAACCTCATCGCTCCGCTGATGGTTGTCGGGGAGGAAAGCCCGGATGAAGCGGCTGTCAGGGAACGTGCCATTGAGCTACTCTTTTCCAAGAAAGACATCCTCGGCAGTGACATAAGAGAGCATTTCTTATGGATATTGCAAAACAAATCCCTGCTGCAGTCGCTTGGGCGCAGCCTCCTCGATACCGCATTGGACACGTCGCCCGGTGAAGCCAAGACATGGTTTGACGACGGCAAAGAGTTCTTCTCAGACGAGCTGCCCATCAGGGTGCATGATAATCTGTGCTGTATCTACGCAGGGCTGTCATTGACGGCAAAGTTATGCGGGCGGTTGGGGCTGAATTGGGATTCAGTTTTTCCGTATGACCGCGACGCCTGTACCAAGCATATTCAGTTTGGCGCGCAAGAATATCTGTTGGACGGCGGGATGTATAACAAATCCGTGTTGGATCAGATCTTCGAGGTCATGGCGCGGATGAAGCTCAAGCCGGACGAGGACTACGCTTTTGAGAACAACGGTCAGTTCCTCTGCCTGTCCAATGTCTATGACCGTTATACCAAGTACCGCAAGGATTTCGCTGTTATCGGTGAGACGCTGACTTTCAATCAATTCCAAAAGCAGCTCTTCAAGAGCGAGTTCTTCATCGAGGGCAACAAAGCAAAGCGGATCGGCGGCGTTACCAAGAAGGTCTGGGTTCTCGACTTCGCCAAGCTCTCCCGAAGGTGTGATGTGGCAGGGTTTCTGCGCGACGAGCCTGAGCCTCTTCTATCTTAATATTAAATATATTTTTTTATTATATATGTAACTTGTAACCGTGTAACCCGGATTTAAGTAGGTGTGGTGGCTGAAGCGTGCATGACTATATTTCGCGTGCGTGCGCGTGCGTAATAAAAAGGACGATGATATAAACACAGGTTATGCAGTTACAGGTTACGCAAAGTTTGTGCAATATGACGGGGTAGGGTATCTTATTCTCTGTGCTTACCTGATTGTCAAACGGGCATGGGGCTTGCGTAAGTCTCCGCGCTTTCAAGATGGTCTGGCGCGTTTTCAAAACTTTTCACCTCCGGGATGCCTTGCCATTGCAGGGTTTCCGGGGGGTTCTTTATGCCTGTCCGGGGGGCTTCTTGAAAAGAATCAGACACTTTCAAGCAGGTAGAAATTTGGATAAATCTTTATGGGGTGCGGGGTCGGCAGCAGCAAATCGGGCGAGGACAAGCCGCCGCAGGGCAAACGGCGCGGCATTGTGTAAGCCGTTCTCGCATAAAGTGTTACGGGTGATAAAAATGGCGAACGGGCATGGAGGTTACAGACAGGGATCGGGCAGAAAGAAGAAGCCTTTGCATGAAAAACTGACGGAAGGCAATCCCGGCAAGCGTCCGAATAAGGTGCTGGGTTTTGCCGAGGGGTTGCCCGCTGAGATAGAGCCGCCGGAGTATATGTACGAATTCGGTGCGTTCGAGATTGAGCCGGACATGGACGGTTTCTACAAAAGCACTGCAAAATGGCTGCAGCGGACAGGGTGTCTGCATCTGATAAATCCCGACTTCATCGCGGAATATGCCATGCTGAAAACCCGGTGGCTTGAGTGCGAGTTGATGGTAAAATCGCTGATGTTGGTGCAGGACGCAAACGGGGTATGGATGGCGAAGGATGTAGCCGACGTGGGGCTGCGGTATCTCAAACAGGCTGATATGGTCTGGGGCAAGATTTGGAACATTGTTTCACAAAACTGTGAATATAGCTTCGGCAGCGAAAACCCGAATGCCGACATTATGGCGGTACTGTTGACCGCGAAACTGGAGTGATGATTATGCCGTGGAAATCTCAACGCCGCTGCGGGCAGCCGGGGTGCAAGGAGCTGGTGGATGCCGGGGTGGGTTATTGTCCAAAACACAAGGCGAAGTTTGCCCGTGTTGTTGACCAATCACATTATGGGCGCGGATGGCAAAAGGTGCGAACGGCATATTTATCCAAGCATCCCCTTTGCCATGAGTGTGAAAAAGCCGGGAAGCTCACACCGGGGACGGAAGTCCACCACATCATCCCGGTAGCTTCCGGTGGCACAGATCGGGACGATAATTTGCAATCACTGTGCAAATCGTGCCATTCAAGAATAACGGCAAAGGAGCATCGCTTTGGGTGGTAAGTATTCTCCGACACGCTTCATGCTGCCGGATTCACGATATAACGAAACGAAAGCTGATCATGCCGTTGCGTTCATTCAGCAATTAAAGCACATCAAGACCTCGGAATGGGCAGGCAAGAATTTTTTGCTTTTACCGTGGCAAGAGCAGATCGTGCGCGATGTCTTTGGGATTGTAAAACCTAACGGCGCGAGGCAGTTCCGTCATTGCTTTGTTGAAGTTCCGAAAAAGAGCGGCAAGAGTGAATTGGCTGCGGCTGTCGCTTTGTACCTCCTCTGCGCTGATCAGGAGCAGGGAGCTGAGATTTATTCTGTTGCTAATGACCGCGAACAGGCTGCGATTGTATCCAATCTGGCTGCCATGATGGTGCGGGATAATCCCACGCTGAATAAGGTTTGTAAGGTTATCGACTCGCAAAAACGCATTGTTTACAGCCCGACGCGCTCCTTTTATGTCGCTATATCGTCTGAGATCAAGAACAAATACGGCTTAAATTGTCACGGCATTATTTTTGATGAACTCTTGGGACAAACAGACCGTAAGCTGTACGACACCATGACCATCGGTTCAGGTTCGGCGCGTCGGCAACCGCTGAACTTCGTAATAACTACGGCAGGGCAAGATCGGAACAGCATTTGTTTTGAAGAACACAGTTATGCGCTTGACTTGCTGCATGGGCGTAAGGTTGATCCGAGTTATTATCCGGTAGTCTTTGCTGCCGAGGATGATGAAGATTGGACTGATCCGTCAGTATGGAAGCGGGTGAACCCATCTTTTGGCATTACAGTGCCGGAGGAGTTTTATCATAACTTCGTCAACCGGGCAAAGACGAATGTCGCGCTTGAGTCCGAGTTCCGCCAGTTCTATCTCAATCAATGGCTCAGTTCCGCCAAGCGGTGGCTGCCGATGGATAAGTATGATAAGGGCGGCACTCCGATTGATATTGAGTCGCTGAAGGGCAAGCCTTGTTATGGCGGACTCGACCTTGCCAGTACAGACGATATAGCCGCCTTCGTATTAGTGTTCCCGCCTGACGAGATGAATGGGTATTATCATGTTCTGCCATTCTTTTGGATTCCAGAGGAAAATATGCACCGGAAAGTGAAAGATCATCGTGTCCCTTACGATCAGTGGGCGAGGGATGGATTTCTCAACACCACCGAGGGTAATATCATTTATTACGATTTTATTGAGCGTAAAATCTCTGAGTTGGGTGAGATTTATAACATTAGGGAGATTTGCTACGACAAGTGGGGTGCGGAGCAGATGTCCCAACACTTGACCGATCAGGGATTCAAGATGATTGACTTTCAGCAGGGGTTTAAGTCGTTATCGCAGCCATCGAAGGAACTGCACAGGCTTATCTTGGATGAGCGTTTGATTCACGGCGGGCATCCGGTTTTAAGGTGGCACTTTGAAAATGTTTATATCGAAACAGATGCGGCTGCGAATATCAAGCCGTCCAAAAAGAAGAGCCGCGAGAAAATCGACGGCGCGGTAGCAACCGTTATGGCGTTAGATCGGGCGATTATCCGCGAGGACGAGAAGAAAACAGGCGGCAGTATCTTGATTTATGACCGTTCGACGGATACCTACACGCGCAATGGTGTGGAGATTGAGGTTAAGAAAAAAGAGGAAAAAGTAGAGACGCATCATGAGAAGTATGTACGTGAGATGATGGATGTCTTTCGGGATATGTAATGCTCATATCATCGTGCTTGTCCGCATATATATTTACTGCCGAGCCGCCGCAAGGCGGCTTACTCTTTTGCCGAGGTGCTGCACATGGGGATATTTTCAAGGCGCAAACAAAAAGATACTCCCAAGAATAGTTTATCCACCAACCGTCCGTTTTTCTTCGGGCGGTCAACATCGGATGTTTCGGTTAATGAGCGCACATCACTTCAAACTGCTGCGGTTTATGCTTGCGTAAGGGTGATTTCAGAAGCTGTAGCCTCGCTGCCTTTGCATCTTTATCGCTATGAAGGTAACGGTTCGCAGATTGACTATGAGCATCCGTTATACGATTTATTGCACGCAGTGCCGAACCCGGAAATGACCAGTTTTGTTTGGCGTGAGACGATGATGTCGCACATATTATTGTGGGGAAATTGCTTCGTTCAAATCGTCCGTGATGGCGCAGGGCGTATAAAATGGCTGTATCCGCTGATGCCGGATAAGATGGAGATTCAGCGTAATGAGCATGGTGAGCTGTACTATATTTATAACCGCGACAAAGACGAAACCCGTCCGCATGATAAAACGGGCGAGGTTGTGTTGAGTAAGCGGGATGTGCTGCATATACCCGGTCTTGGCTTTGACGGTCTGATCGGCTACTCTCCAATTGCCGCTGCGAAAAACGCAATCGGTATCTCAATCGCCGCTGAGAATTATGGTGCTACATTTTTTGCGAACGGTGCGAATCCAAGTGGTGTCTTGATGCACGCCGGAACATTGAACGATCCGCCTAAAATCCGAGATATGTGGGAGTCGATTTATCGGGGCAAGGGGCAGAACAGGATTGCAGTTCTTGAGGATGGACT